TGATTTTGTATTTCGGATTGCCGGAGGCATCGGTACCGTCAGCAGTGACGGTAGCAGAGGCGGAAGTGCCCTGACTGACCGTTCCGATTACGAATACAGGTGTTTTACCGTTGTCTCCCGCATCCCCTTTAGGGAGGGTCAGATTGATCTTGTATTTCGGATTTCCGGAAGTATCGGTGCCGTCGGCTGTAACGGTAGCAGAGGCGGAAGATCCCTGACTGACCGTACCGATAGCAAAGGAAGGCGTCTTGCCGTCCTTTACGTTTTCAGCAGCTGTATTGGCTTTGCTTGCAGCGTCTGTAGCCGACTTGACCGCAGCGGCCGTATCCGTCTGGCGTTTCTTTTCCGCTTCTACACGCAGGGCTTCAGCCGCCGTTATGCTTGTATTTGTATTTTCCAGTTCTGCGATCATGTCCTGTGCAGGCTGCTGTAACTCCGCTATATCCGCTTCAGTCAGGTCACTGAAATGGAGCTTCAGCGAGTCTTTCTGTGCTTCGGTAAGATCGTCAAAGGTCAGGGAGATGGATTCGTAGTTGACCAGCAGCTTCCATGCTGTTTCAGTCGTATACTTCCATTCAATGCCCAGGTCACCCTTGCGGAACTCAGGTGTCTTTCCGGCAGCTACAACTCCGGTGTTTACCGTACCTATCCACCAGACATTGTCTTTAATGGACGGAGTCACATCATTCCTGACAGCCGTCTTAAACAAGGCAACCGTCATCTTACCGCCTATCCCTGAGCTTTGCACAAGCAGAATGTTATCAAGTTCCGATACGGTTGATACACTCTGAAAGTCTTTTATGTCTTTATTCTCCATAATCCTGTTTTTTAAGTTTGCGCCCTCGCTATCTTCACAGACCGCTACGGCTTTTTATTATGATCAAAAAGTGTTTTTAATATTGCCTATAATTAGATATTGTGTACTTATGATTCGATGAATCATAAGTATACGGACATGTCAGATACCATCTTGTCAGATTATACGTAGTCGGAAGTCCGGTTACCGCGTCTATACCCTGTATCACCACCGGGATGCCTACGGCGCTCAGAAGAACTCCTTTGGGAAGATGAATCGTTGAATAGCCTGATCCACCCATCATTCCCATGAGAAAATCGATGCCATCTGCCGCGTCGGAAGCGTCATTGTATATCCTGACGGTCCGTCCGTTATATTGATCACTGGTCAGGGCAAAAGAAATATCCTCCAAGGCTGCCTTGCTTTTGATAATCCAGCTGAAGGATATCCCATTTCTTAACTCATCAAGTGAGGAGTACGACTCGAACGGCTCACTGATAGAGCCGCGCACCTTTACCTTGTTGAACTCAGCATCGCCTGTATTCCCGTTCATCATTATGTTAGGCACAAAGTCTGAAAATCTGTTTTCCGGAACATCCTTGATATCAATGTCCACCCCATCCAGTCTCCCCTTACGTGAAATCATGGTCAGATCCTTGTACATGAATCCCGCTATGTTGGCTCCGTCAATCAGTGCGGTATCCATCGCAACGAACTTGAACTTGCTGGCCGGTTCCCAGTTCGCGTCACCGGTAGAAGATGTAGGAGGTACGGTGATAGCAGATCCGTGACGTTTGACCTGAAATGTGAATACGCCTCCGTCTATCTCATAATTGACAATGTCACGGGTAGTATTCGTATAGGTGTATTCCGTACCGGCTGAGAAGAATCCGCAATAAACGGGCATGGCACCCGTTGCTCCGGTATCCCCCTTCTCTCCATCTGACAGGACGCTTACGGAAGTGCTCAGCAGGTAATTATCAAACGAGGAGGAAGAGGCTTCGTAGGTACGTATCACGAAGTACTTATAGGGATATTGGGCAACATTTACCGACACAGTTGACACCTTTGTTATACTTCCGATCTTCGTCCAGGCACCACCGTCCTGACTTCCGTATACTCCGATATAAGCATCCACCGCATTCCCCTCAGCATCCTTGTGAGATACCGTAAAAGTTTCCGGCTCATAACTTCCTGTCGATGTACGGCCGATCTGGGATACAGACGCGACTAACTGATACGCCGACTGACCGTCTTTTGCGAGATTCATGAATAAACGGTAATTAGTGTAAGATCCCCAGACTCCGTTACTGACATTGAATCTACGCACGCAGGTATATTCATAAGGGTACGCTTCCGACACTCCGGAAGGATTATCCGTCCACCATTTCGTATCTTGCCAGTACTGGGTATTGTCCGGTGATATGCCGGAGGCGGATGCCGCTATCAGGACTTTATAGGCACCGTTATATTTGACCACGTCGCCTTTCGTATACATTTGAGAAGCATTATAGCCATAAGCGTCTCCTATATAATCGTCCGCAAAAGAGTCCGAACGAGGCATTTCCACCGTCATTTCCGATGCAGAAAGCAGGTATATCTGTTCTTCACCGGGAAAGTCTGTAGGAAATACCACAGGATCACTCCATACGGGAAGGGAATCCGTATTCGGGTCAATGACCGCGCTGCTGAGATAGCATACCTTCTGCGGAATGATACGGTAATTCATCTGCCCTTCCGCATAGGAGGAGCTTGCGGCCGCATAAGCCAGCTCTATATAATGACTTCCCGCAGACGGAGCTATCACTTCGATAGACGTATATTGATATCCTCCTCCGATCCACAGCGTGTCTTCGCTGTTATACGAGCTGGTATAAGGCGTATCCAGCTTCATGACTACCGCATACCTGAGAGATCTTGAAGTGTAACAGTTTACCTGCAGTTTAAATGACTGTCCCTTTTCGGCAGCGACAAAAGAGATCCTTTGCAAATAAGTTTTGTTCCATACCGTTGACGTACCGGTAGTATAGTACAGGTCAGAGAGATAAAAGTCACCCGAATGGGTGAGATCCGGCTCTTTCACATCAGGATCGAGGGACCATCCTTCGGGAGAAATACCGGAAGGCTTATCGGGCTTTCCGTTGCTGTATTTATACCGGAGCTCGGTGTATTTTCCGTTCTTTCCGTTTAATCCATCCTCACCCTTTGCCTTGATGCCGGTATCTATATACTTTCCCTGATCAGCGTCCCATACCCACCACGTTCCATTCTCAATCTTTGGAGAATGCCCGTCATCCCCCTTTGCAGAATCGCCGGAATCTACGTACTTTCCCTGATCGTCGTCCCACACCATCCATGTACCGCTTTCGGATATGTAGGGACTGTGACCGTCGCTTCCGTCGGTTCCATCCTCACCATCCCTGACAACGTAGATGGTTTCCTGATCTACCATTACGACAGACCCAACCTCGCGATACAGTCTGAACTGGATCTTTCTCGTTATCCCTGCAACGGATATATTGGTGTCAGGGGAATAGCTTCTAACCGCTCCCGAATCTATTATATAATCCAGCGAATAACCGAACGGCAGGGAAGAGACGACTGTGGAAGCCCCGTCAGTCTTAAGAACACGGCAGGAGATATTAGCCACGTCGCTGTTACCCGCACTGTCCTTCTTGATAACGTTCACTGACGGCTGAAGGGCATAGATAAGCGCATTCTCGCCATTCGCTCCCGGTCTTATCTTGTTGATTGACAGAATGCCTGAACGTTCGTACTGAATGCCGTTATAAGTTGCTTTCCCGGTTAGCTGAATACGGATCGTATCGGCCACGGAAGCGGCAATGGCAGTGACGGTTACCTTGCCGGTATCCTTGTTTGCGGAAGCGGTGACACCCGGTACACCTATGAACGTAAGGGAATCAAGGGGAAGAAGAGTAGTGCCGTAGTGCATTGAAAAAGAGGCGGCAAGAGGCAGACCGGAGGTTACCGCTCCGGATGCGTCACAAGCGACCGACTGCATTTCATCGTCCAGATCGGCCGTAATACTTCCTTCACCGTCAACGCCATTACGGACAACCACGACCGAGAACCGCTTGTCAAAGACGGCATTTCCCTCGCAGTTGATCTTCAGGTCAACGTAGCACTCTTCGTAATTGGTCACTTCCGTAATCGTGAGAATACCGGCGGATATATAAGCCTTGCAGCCTGTAGCGGATATGACGACAACATACCTGTCCTTGTCCACCGAATCGGAAAAAAGGAGTTCCGTCTCGCCTTTAAACGCCTGTATGCGGGTGGAAAGATTATAGATAGATGTGACTACATTCTCGTCACCGGAGATGACGTTCAGATCGCCTGACACGACGTTCAGTTCCTCGTATAATGAAGTCAGGTTACCCTGGTTATCCAGCTTGACTACACGCTCGTAGGAAGACAGGGAAACGCTGTATGCCGACTTGCCCTGCAGTTCCTCTATCTGGGAGGGAGTGAACTGGATGTTGGGCCCCGTCAGGTAGGTATTCTCCTGAAAGGTACCATATCCGTGCATCACAAAACCGCCGATTGTCAGGCCTTCCAGCAATCCGTCCTGCATCGAGATATTCCTTGTAGGATCGATCACCCAGGTATCGACATTTTTCAGACGACGGGTATAGTAACGGGTCTCGTAAGTCATTGCCTGACGGTCCGGGTCGGTGAAGTTGCCGTGGGCGTAGAAGTTCATTCCCGCCATCGGATGGATGGTGGTTCCCGGCTGTAGGATATATCGGAATCTCATCGATCCCGACTCGTTCACAAGTATCTCGGATGGTGTGAAATAGCTGGTGGCAAAACCGGCATAGTTCAAAAATCCGTTCGCATCTACACTGTCAGAGGTATTATTCCCGCCGGAAAGACTATGGAAGACGCCACGACAGATATCATTTATCTTCGAGGTACCCAGCTGGTCTTCCAGCAGATCGAGTTCAATGATCCGGTTAGCTGTATCCACACTTCGTACCGTTCCGAAGGCAAAGGTGTTCGCCTTGTCTCCGGAAATGACGTCAATGCAGTTGAAGGTAATCTTGGGAGTAACCATTTCTTCCCGGAAGATGGCCTTGTCCACTTCAAGTACTGTTTTGCCCGTCTTCTCGTCAACGGTAACCGCACCGCCCGAACCACCGATCATACCGGTGACGAAATGACCGAACCGTATTCCTTTCCGGAAGATGGATACCGCCTCGGATATGATGCCTTTTATAAAGGTGATCAGGCCGGAGGCTGTATCATCATTCTTTTTGCTAAGAGCACGGGTGGATATCTCCGCCAGGGCACGCAGGGCTGAAAACACGTTGTAGTCGGAAGGCTTTTCCGGATCACCCGTCTTGAGGACACGCAGGTTATCCTGCATCATCTGTTTTTCCAGCACATACTGCAGGTTATCCAGCGAAGAGTTTACGGATGATCTCCAAGAGCTGCTGACAGCTGCCGAGCAGCTAACCGATGCCTCGGAGAGATTCGTGATCTTCCTTTCTACACGCGTGATGCGGGTATCAAGGTATCCTTCCGTAAAATACTGCTCATCCTCCAGTCTTACTCTTTGTCCCAGCAGCAGAGGTACTTTGTTTTTATCTACATAGATATAATCCGTATCAGAGGAATAGATCGAGATGTCACGGCTGTATTCTTCCAGATAATTTCTCACAGCCTGCTCAAACTGCTGCTCGGCTATCGGATAATACTCATCCGGCATGCGGATATTGGTCAGTATATAGGTATCGCCCGCCTTCGGAATGAGATTTCCTCCCGGTATCTGGGTATCTTCATCCGGATAGGTATTGATGATCTCAAACTCTTTTGTATCGTTATGCCAGTTGCATTCGAACTCCCTGCCCTCAAGATCACCGCTTTCAAAAGTGATGAGTATCACCTTTCCACCGATCATATAATCGTCCGGATTGAAGGGCAGATCGTTATCCTTGACATAGTATACAGTGTAATCTCCTGTCTCCTCGTTTGTCTTTTCTTCAGAACGGACAGAGGATACGGTACCCAGCCGGTGTGGAAAGATATCACTGAAGGCACTTTCTTCTCTGTGTTCCTTCAGTCCCAACTGAGTATTAAGATCTATGTACGTAGCACGGGAAGGCAGCTGAAGATGTGTAAATCCGTACTTCGACGGATCAATATTTTTTGTGCTTCCAACCGGTATCAGACGGGTGAACCATTTGATGGATTCCGAGTTCTCGCTTTGTGTAAGACCAGTCTTGAGACCCTTCATGTAGCCGAGCGTGACACGTTCACCCCGCTCACATTTGCTCAGGTTCAGATACTCTCCGTCCAGCCACCATTCCGTTTCAAATGCCTGAGCGATTTCAGCGGCGGCATCCCAGCAGTACAGGCCGTTAAAGTTGATCGTCTGCCGGTTGGCACTAATGGCTTCACCGACTCTCCACGTCACACCGTCGGTATTCCGGTTCATGTTGTCCACCAGCTTCTGGAGGTACTCCATCGGTGTACCGTCATAGGCAAATACAGATTCCAGATCGTCGCTTCCCTGGTTGAGACGGCAGAAGAGCAGATCCTGCATGTCATGCTCGCGACCATAGAAGCTGATGTTATAGGTATATTTCTGTGTGTTGGTCTTTTTCGGGCGGTACTCCTTTTTAACAGAGAACCGTTTACCGCCTACTTCGATGTAATCACCCACTGACAGGACAAAGAACTCCCAGGTGGTAAAGTTGACACTCACCACGAATTCGGAAGCCACCTCTTCTGACCATCGGGATGAAGAATCCGGGCTTACCTTCTTTTTAAAGCTTCCTTCTCTATCGTAGATGACAAGTTCCATTTACAGGCAATTTAAATCGTTTTTAATCTTCATTCGAAAAAGGTTTCGGTTCGCGCAGCGTTACCGTAAATCCGGCGATCTGCTGACCGGTACTAGCCAGACTGGTAAGGTGGCTGTATTTAGAGTATTCCTTCATATAAGCCTTCATGACCCTGCCAATCTCAGGCACATTTATTTTTAGCCATCCGGATTTAAGCAGGGCGATCACGGCATTGTAGTACTCAAACCATCCAGCCCTCGTCTCCGCTGCGATAGCTATTTTCAGGGTAATGTCCCGTGCCTCATAGCGGGTAAGCAACAGATTGGGCAATTCCTCCCCATCAAGTTCCCGATAGTTGACGGAGGTATACTCCTTCATCTTGGGCGGTTTCATCAGGGAGTCATAGTTGGTATGATCGCCCGCATGTTCCTCCCAGAGAAAACAGCCGTATGTGGCCATATCGATATCGTTGATATAAAAGAGTCCTTCTTCTACTTTCATAATCCTATCCTTTCATTTTTACACCACGACGCAGGTCCATGATGCCTTCGTCTATCGTTTCAAGATGCTTGAGATACTCCGAGTTCTCCGCTATCCGGCTGATCGCTGTTGCCATCATCTCAAGAGTAGAGGAGATCAGGTTGTCGATATTGATCACATGATCGAGCATGGCATTACCGATTCCTTCCAGACGGCCGGCGGTCTCCTCCGTCATCGAGGTAATGGTTCCGGCCCTTCCTTCCTGCGTGGAGGAAGAGGAGGAAGTCCATCCAAATATATCTTTCAGAGCATCACGCTCGCCAAGCGCATCCTCGACAATCTTGTTCCATTCTTCTTGCAGTTCCTTATACTCGTCGGTATTTATCCCACCTTCCTTGTTGTAGTCTGCGAACTTATCGTACCAATCCTGCAGACGCTTGTCGTAGGCATCCGTCAGGTTGGTCATCAGGATCGCCTTCTGCAGGTATGCACTAAAATCATCCGCGAAATCCTGGGAGTCACTCTCCATGTCAAGGAGCGTATCATAAAAGGCATCACGCATGCTGTCAAAGGATACCTGTGTCAGCTGCTCCTGTATCTGCTGCTGGATCTCCTCGATACGTTCCCCGCCTTCGATGATCTTATCCAGGTATTCCGCTACAGACTCATTCGCAGTGAGTTTTGCCCAGAAGTCGGGAGCCATTTCTTTCAGCCGTTCGAGCTGGTCGGCGGTCAGGCTGAAGATTTCATTCATCCGGTAACCGATATCATTCGGGTCCATACCGATGGAGCGGGCAAATTCATCCCACTGATCCCATTCGTACTGGCTCATACTGTTGCGGATGCGTACACCGATAGAGTGTGAGCCGGTAGAAGCTCCCGAGTTTAGCCGTTCCTTACCCAGCCGCTTGTAGGTTTCAAGGCTTTTCTGGGCAAGATCAAGGGTCTCCTGACCAACCTTTGCCGCTTCCGATCCGTACGACATTTCAATATATTCTTTCTTTTTATCGATCAGCTCATCCCAGATTTCGTTCAACTTGTTGTACTTGTCGACCATCTCGTTATAGTCGGAGTAGTCAGCACCGCCAATATTAAACTTACCCAGGGTCAGCACATTGGCAAGGCCGCCCCATGTTCTCTCAGCCGTATGCCCCAGTGATTTTACAATATCACCGAAGAAACCAACCAGACCTTTTTGTCCAATCTGATCAAAAATAGCCAAGACGCCAGATATGATTGAACCGACAGCTTCTCCGGACTGAGATAATACATCAACCAGAGACCCGACTGCACTACCAAAGGATGTCAGGCTGAGATCCGCATCTCCAAGCTGGTTCATTGCATCAGCGACGGCTGTCAGATTTTTAACAGCCTTATCCTTTGAGGTCTCCAGGTTTCCCTCCGTATTGCGGACCTTGGCTTCCGCCTTGTTCTTATTTGTGCGGGCAGTCTCAGCTTCTGCGCTGTCTATCCCATATTTCTTTACCGCTTCGTCATAAGCCTTCTGCGCCTCGGTCAGTTCACCGACCGCTTCGGAGTAGTCGCGTATGGACTCGGTCAGGTTGCCGAACAATCCGCCTTTGTTGATGACCTCCTCGTCGATTTTACCAAGGGCTTCCTCGATAACCTTGATCTGTTCGGGAGTAGCGTTCTTTTTGAACTCCGGGCTGTTACGAAAAGAGACGATTTGTTTCTTTACTTTCTGGAGTTCCTGCTTAGTCACACGTTCCAAATTACCGAAGACAACATCCCAATTGATGACGTTCTTGAGCTCTGTAAAATCAAGAGCGGACAATGCTTCGTCACGCTGCTTGGCCAGCAGCTTCTTATCATCCTCACTGAGTCCCTCCTGGGAGGACTTCAGGGCATACTCCTTCATGATCGCAGTACGCTTCTGCTGATAGGTGCCGTATTCCTTGTTATATTCAATCCAGGATTTGAGATCCTTATCCTGAAACTCCTTGTCAATTGCGTAAAGATCCTTTGCGTATTGCTGATAGGCAACAAGACGCTGCTGCTGAGCATTCGTTTTTACCGCCTTTTTCTCTTCAGGAGTAGACTTGACACCACGCTTCTTCTCGGCTTCCTCCATCTTCTTGAGCGTGTCACGTTCCTGCTTGTTGATCCCGGCCAGAGTTTCTTCCAGTTCCTGTTTGGCTAGTTTTTGTCTCTTTTCGATTCCGTCCTTCATCACAGCGATGCGGGCGGCTTCCAGCTTCTGCTGTGCCTTTATACGTGCGTCGGCAAGTTCGTCCTGGTAGTCGCGGGCGGATTTGCCGGTATCCGGCTTCTCGTATTCATCAATACCGGCAGCTTTAAGCTTTTTCGCAGCTTCGATAAGTTTCTTGTTATATATAGACGTATAGGTTTCAGCATCCTCTTCCGCCGTTTTCTTGATCACCTCCTGATTCTTGATGCCTGCCTCCCATACGGTTTCCGCTCTGGACTGGTCCTTTTTCTGAGATAATGATCCGGGTACCCATTGGGGATCAAATAACAGGAAAGAGATCGCTTTGTCCTTCAAGTTTGGACCTTTCTCTTTCCTCTTATCTATTTCGATCTGTGCCTTTAATGCTTTTTCGGCTTCCTCGGACGCCAGTTTGAACGCGGCAGCAGCTTCCGCTCTCAAGGTCATGGCTTCAATAAAGGCTGCCGTGTTATCCACCAACAGGTTCTCAGCATCGTTTACATTATTAACGGCAACATCCAGCTTCTTGAACTCATCAGCATTATCCTTGATAAACTCTTTCTTTTCCTTAAGGTTGTCTCCCAGCTCATTCCATCTGTCCTGCAAAGAACGGATGGTTATAATTTTTTTTGAAAGATCGGCGGCATCCATGCTTTCATTCACCTTCACCTGTGCATCGGCAAGATCTGTCAGCGTATTTTTCCCTTTCACTATCTGAGAAAAGAAATTCCCGATCTCCTTTCCGTATACGACAGAAAGAGTGATTGCCGTAGCCATTGCCGTCTGCCAGGAGAACAGGGAGGAAAGCGTCTGTTTCCATACAGGAGTGGCTTTCTTTCCTGCGGCAGTCAGAGCTTCGTATTCCTTTCGTGCCGATGCCAATGCATCGGTAAACATGGGGATGTTGTTGGAGATAGCCAGGAAGAACATCTGCGGCCCCATAGCGAGGGCAGGCAGCTCACGGGCAATCTGCTGCATGCTCATCTTCACATTGTTGAGCTTGGGAGCAGGATCGTCCTGCATTATAGGAGTCCCGTTCGACCTGTTCTTGGATGCAGTATACTTATCCAGCTCAGCCGTCAGGGAGCGGATGCCGACTTCCAGTGTTTTGATCCTCGTCTGATCTTGTTCATCGATAAAACCGGTAGCGGTAGCCTCCAGTGATTTCTGCCGGAGAACGTCCAGATCCCGCTGCATGGCAGCGATGATAGCCTTCACCTTCTGCTCAGCGGTAGATAGCGCCTGAACCTCCGCAGTGATATACGGAGAGATATCAAGTTTGAGAAGTCTGCCCTTACCTATCTTCTGCAGGTCTTTGAGCTCCGTTTTCAGCTGCTCGATAACACCGGCAAGAGCCTGGATCTCCGCCATCTGCGCATCGGTATTCACACCTGTGGACATAGCTTGCTTGAACCGCTTCTGCAGATCCTTCAGCTGAGACTCCAGATTAGCAATGACCGCTTCCGTATATTTACCCATACTCCCCAGGTTACCCTCCACCGAGCGCATCCCTTTGAGCGTCTTGTCATCAAGCAGTATTTCCAGTCTGACGGGTTCCATTTATCCTCCTAATCTTGTTTGAAAATATTCTGTAGTAAAAGTCTCCGGACGACGGTTCTTTTCCCTTTCGATAAGCTCCTCCTTTGAGATATACCGGCTGACATCCATGTTCATTACCAGCAGCTCCGCATAGCTGATCTTCCAGAGAATGTAATGCTTCGAACATCCGAACCGCTCCATAGACTGAGCGATGATACCGAGAATGCTATGGGGACCTTCATTACGACCCTTTAACTCATCCTCTCCTAGTGGCTTCCGATTGGTTCGAGCAGCTTTGCCGCCCTGGCTGCCAATGGAATAGTATTGCAAAAAGCCTGTACGTCTATGCCCGATAGCAGCTGTATCAACGCTGCTGTAAGCATGGCAGGATGTACACGCCATCTAAGATACCAGGCAACGGGCTTTACAAACAGCCATCCGGTGAGAAATCCCGTGCAAATAGACAGGGCAACGATCTCACTGACAGCCTTTCCCTTCTCCGCGATAAACTTAAGACGGGCATCATACTCCATTTCCTTGATCTCTTCCGGTGTAACGCCCAGTTTCAGGTAGCAAAGGGCAATCCTAATGATCGCTCCTGCCGGTGGACGGTGCATGACAAGGGATGACTTTCCCTTCCGTTTGCCAAAGATTCTTCGGGGTATCACCGGTATGCGGATGCCAACGTCAAGCAGCATTTCAGCTGCCTGGCGCTGTGTAGCTTTGTTATCCATTACGATCCCTGATCAGGCAGTTCACTTGACGGCGGTACTTCACCGGGTGCAAAGATCTTGTAGGCAGGCTTGCCTTCACCCGCCTCCTGCATCTCCAGCTCGCACGAGATACCCAGTACATTGCTAAAGTTGATGCCGTTGGCAAAGTTGCAGGTAAGCAGCCCGTTATAGATGCGGATGGTATGTCCGGTGGTACATCCGATGTCAAACACACCCTGAACATCCTTGTCCTCGGTCGGAGGGGTATAGTTGCCCTGTCCATCAGCCGTTCCGCCCATGACCTGCACCATGTTTTCGGCCAGCAGCTCAATCAGGGTAAACGTCCACATCTTGGTTCCGGGAGTACCCTTGATCACGGCAAACGGCGCATTGCGTTTCTGTGCCGCCCAGATACGGTTCTTGGTTGGGGAATCTCCGCCCGGCTGCATGCCGTCCTCGGAAATCAGACCAAGTGCCGATCCGTTATATTTAAGCGAGCTTACTCCATAGATAGCTCCAGTATTCTCCATATCAATCTGATTTTAAATTGTTCTTTAATTTGCTTTTAAGCCACCTGGTTCCTATTAAAAGGAGCAGGCATGCAAGGCATACTCCTATGACCTTTATCTTTGCCCGCTCCCAAAAGGAGGGTTCAGGTGTTATTTCTTCCTTCAGCGTGTCAGTGACTTCCTGATTTTCCGTAAGACTCCTCTCTATGGTGACCTTCTCTTTCCCTTCAGCCTGTGCCGTGACCATCAGGCCACCTTCTCCGTCTGACTCGATCCTGAGATCCAGACCGTTTTCCTTTTTTTGCACACCTATACCTTCAGGGAGGCTTGCGATCATCTTCATGCGCTCGGGTTCCAGTGTCAGGCTCGCCATCCTCATCGGGTCCCGCACGGAGGTGATTACCTCGGTTTCGCTCCGCTGAAGAGACCCCGAGCGGATGGCTGTCCGGCTCTCCCTGCTTGCTGCGCAGGAAGATAACAGCAGGACAATACTCAACATACCTGCACTGATGGCACTTACGTAGCGCCTGTTCGAGAACGATGATCTTTCCATTGACTTTTCTTATTTGATCACTTAATTCCAGAGTTGTCGAGGACAGGTCGTCATACAGCTGGTGATACACGCCTTCATCTTCCTTGACCGCACGGACCTTCGTCAGCCTGCGGTCACGCCACCATCCGATGGCCATGACGACTATCCCTGTAGGAGCAAACCAGTCCTGCAAAAGGGTAAGTACGGTACTCCAGTCCATGACGAATCAATGAGAGGTGATTACACGACTTCTTCTTCCTCGGATTCCGATGGTTGCCCACCTTCTTCCCTTGCCTCGGCTGCTTTAGCGGCAGCTGCTTCACGTCTTACTTGAGCCCAGCGTTTTTCTGCGGGTGCTGTCTGTTCTTTGCTCTGTGCTGTAGTTCCATCCCACGAATAGATGGCTCCAATCGCTTCCTGTTTCTTCGGCAGCACGATATAGTAATGGCGGAAGTTTACCAGGCTCTCCTGAGCGGTCGGATTGGTCGCAGCTTCGCTGTAGTACATCTTCGTAGAACCTTGCGCACGGAACATGCGGGGTACATAGAACACAAAGGATGCCTTCATGTCGGTTTCGGCCGGTGCCTGAGTATACGGTACCTTGACTCCCTCTTTGGTAAAATACGGGCAGTTGATGAACGTATAGATCTGGAAGCCGAACATATTAAGCAGCTTGCCGCTGGTATAGTTGTAATACTTGTCCTTGAACGACTGGTCCTGTTCAAGCAGGTCGTTCACATGATCCGGGCAGAGCACCAGGCGACGTCCGTCTTCAGGTACCTCCGCATTGTCGAGCGCACGCTTAAGGGCAATAATGTCCTTGAGGGTCATTTTCTTTCTTCCGGCAGCATCCGCCTCTCCACTGGTAGGGATCACCGGAGTCTTGGCAGTATGGCTATATGGAGCCAGCGCATGCGCAGCTTTCTTATAACGGATACGGTCGATGGCGGTTCCATGACGCTGGATATCCAGTGAGAGCTTGTCGTAAGAGATCGCATAGAGCTGGTCATCCGTTACACGAGTAGCCTTTGTCTGGAACTTGTCCAGCCCGATAGGGATGTCACCTTCTACCAGATCCTGAACCGGTATCGGATAAGTCGTATTATTTACCAGTACATCAGGATCGCCACCCACATCTACCAGGTGGATAATCTCATTGTTGACTTTTGCCGAATAATCAGGGATACCGTCCAGAAAGGAAGCGGTCAGTCCCGCATCCATCTGTCGCACCAGTTCACCGGTCCATACTTCAGTATATACACCTTCCAGTGCGGCAGCTACCGGTGTAAAGTTTGTAAGGGCCATCGGAATAACGACTCCCGATATGGCGCCATAGGCCGGATTGATTCCAACGATGGAAGCCAGAATAATTCCCATCACAACGTTAAACATCGTTCCGGTCAGAAATTTCAAGACATTTTTCTTTTTCATTTTTTTTAATATTGTTATTGGTTAAACAAGCTGCGGACAGTCCACTCCAAACTGTTTCTTATACAGGCGCTTGTACTGTTCTGGGTCGCCAGAACGCATCAGTTTGAGTTCTGCTTCCGGTACATCCTCCCATTTCTCGTAGACGCCTGCGGAAGCGGCGGAAGACGTCTTTCCTCCCGCAAGGATGGCTGTGGGACGCACGGCCGCGTTCATCGCATCAAAGGTGAGTTTGAGAGATTCGGCTCCTACCGTCTTGCCCAGCGTGATGAAATGTTCTTTCTTGTCGGCACCGATCTTGCCTTCGGCAATGGCGGTATCCACCAGCGTAGTGACACCCGCGAGCTTCAACTTGTCCAGCTCTTTCTGCAGGTTATCCTTCTCGGAGATGAGCCGGGCATTAGCGTTCTGATATTCCAGAACCACATTGATCTTTTTCTGCACGTCTGTCAGCGTTGCGGCATCCGTGAGGCCCAGCATCAGGGCGACTGCTTTCAATTCTTCATTCATTTGAGGTAATGTTTTTGGATGATTATTGTTTTTCAGCAGCGGAAGACTGTGCGCACCCTCCTGCCTGCTGAGTTTGAGTTCCTTTCCTTCATAGACCAGGCGAAGATTGTCGTCATTGCCGCCGATGTCCACCATGCTGTATTCCACCAGACGGGACTTGGTAACGGTCGGACAGGTCTGCCCGGGTTTGAGCAGCGCCGGATCTTCGGACATTTCCAGTATTTCAAAATGGGGTGATCCCATCCGCAGTGTGCCTTTTTCCCACTGCTGCTTGGCCAGCTTCGACTCTTCACGAACCTCATCGAAATAAGGCTCACCGGTAATCTCACCGTTCTCCCTGCGTATGTCCTTTATCATTCCGATGATGACACCTCTCTGGTGCATCCACAAAAGAATAGGATTGCGCTCGTACTGTGACAGGTCGACACCATCTGTCTTTACCCACGTACCATACTGGTTCAATGTCTCATTCGATATTCGGATTCTCTCGCCCATTGCATCTGTTTTTTTGTCACAAACTTATACCGGAGAGAAAGCTCTTCAAAAAAACTATGCAACCTTTTCCTGCAACTGTGCAGCCCGTACGTCATTGTATGCAACCGCTACGTCATTTTTTTCTATCCGCCCCGGGGATGCGCATCTTTGTCTCAAATTTTAAACGACCGGTATGGCAAGAACGGAACATAAATCCAAAGAAACAGCGAAGGCACTCTACCTGAAGGGCGTCCCTGTAGAACGCATCCTCGAACTTACCGCAGTAGCGCGGCAGACACTCTCCCGATGGATCAACCAGGAGGGATGGAAAGAGCTCAAGGCATGCTATGGCATGACACGCGAGGAGATCACGCAGAAGATCCTCTCCATTGTCAATGACGCCATTGAAAATCCGGACGAGTACCTGAAAAGAAAGAAGATAGCCGACGATCTGGTAAAGCTGGCCGCCGCTATCGAAAAAATGGACAAGAGCACCAATATCATACACTACGTGGAAGCCTTCATACGGTTTGAAGACTGGCTGATGGAACACAGAAAAGAATACCCGGAACTGCCCGATGAAGTAGTGATGATACTCCATAGGCTGCATGATGACTTTATCTCACCATTTTTTATAAAGAAGTAATATGACCGAACAGGAAAGAAAAGACGCTTATAAGCGCTGGCTACAGCAGAGCGAGAGACTCAAACGGCTGACATCGGACAAGCGCATCGAGACCCCGGAAGAGAAGAAACGCAACATTGCCCGTGCCCTGAAAGACTACAACTATTTCTGTCAGCGTTATCTGAAGCATTATTGCGAATGTCCTAACGCCAGGTTCCAGAATGACGCGGCCCGCTATCTTTATAACAATTCCAACTGCCGGGCTGTATTCAAATGGCCGAGAGGGCATGCCAAGAGCGTCCACCTGGACATCGGTGTACCGCTGTGGCTGAAATTCAACGGCATGCTGCACGTGATGGTGCTTGTGGGCAAGAGTGAAGACAATGCCGATGCCCTGCTGGGAGACTTGCAGATGGAACTGCAGTCCAATCAGTACATCATCGAGGATTTCGGTGAACAGTACAATGCCGGCTGCTGGCAGGAAGGCGAGTTTGTCACCAAAGACCGCTGTGCCTTCTTCTCGCGAGGAAGAGGACAGTCACCGCGCGGACTCCGGTTCCGCGAGATGCGTCCGGATTATATCGTTGTGGATGACCTTGACGATGATGAGATGTGCCGCAGCGAGGCCCGTGTACGGGAAATGACCAAATGGATCAAGGAAGCCCTCTTCGGATGCTTTGGAGGAAAAGGAGGACGCTTTGTCATGGTCGGCAACCTGATCGGCAAGAACAGCGTGCTGCAGAGGATCATCGACAGTCGCACGGTACATACCAGCTCGGTGAATGCCTTTGACAAGAACGGCAATCCCACATGGCCCGAAAGATATACTACGGAATACCTGAAGGGACTCGAAGAGTTTATGGGATACCGTTCCTTCCAGAAGGAGTACATGAACAATCCCATCACCGAAGGAGCCGTATTCCAAGAGAGGTGGATCAAGTACAGACGGATGCTCAAACTGAAATACTATGAGAGCATCGTTGTCTATGTCGACCCTTCCTGGAAAAGCACCGGAAAGAACGACTACAAGGCGTGCAAGATGTGGGGACGACCCCAGAGAGGACTCAAGACGGCATCCCCGAGGGAACTGCACTGCATACGTGCCTTCTGCCGGCAATGCAGCGTAGGTGAAATGGTGCGCTGGCTCTATGACCTGTACGAATCACTTCCGGAGGATTGTGCCGTATCCTTCTACATGGAGGCCAACTTCATGCAGGATACCATACTCGACGAGTTCCAACGGGAAGGAGACCTGAGAGGATACCAGCTGCCCATCATGCCGGACACCCGCAAGAAGCCTGACAAGTTCGCACGTATCGAAGCCATATCACCCCTGTGGGAAAGAGGATTCGTATGGTACAATATCAAGTACAAGGATGATGCCGATATGAAGACATCCATTGACCAGACACTCTCCTTCGAACAGGGAAGCCGGGCACATGACGATTCTCCGGACGCAGATGAGGGTGCGATCTACAAGCTGCAGAAACAGGTACGGCAGGATACGCTACCACCTCGTCTTGGGGTTAGGGAGCCACCCCAGAAAAGATGGTAATCATTTAACTATATCACTATGTATATCACGGATCAGGATTATATCAATATCGGAGAGAATGCCCTGGATATTGTTCAGCAGAGCAAGCCGGAGAACCGGGAAGCGGCGGAGAAGTTCGCTATGGACTTTGCGGCCGGATATCTGAGGGCAAGGTATGACGTGAACGCCGCTTTCGCAAGAGAAGATAATGAGAGAAACATGGCGCTCGTCGGATGTCTGACGGATATAGCGCTCTACAGGATGGTGCTCAGTCTGCCCTCCCGAATGAGCTGGGAGAAGTACGAGAAGCAATACAGCCGGCAGGTGGAATGGCTCGAGGCGGTACAGTCCTCCGCAGTGATGCTTGACCTTCCGACCGTTACCGGACCGAACGGAGAGGAGGATTACCACAATCCCATCCGCACAGGCGAGGGAGTCAGAAACAATTATATCTGGTAAGACATGGGAAATAAAAAGAAAGGAAACATCCCGTTCGGGAACATAGACCTGGCACGTCCGGCGGATCGTCGCAGGGTAAAGGATATGACTGTCAAACTGCAGCTGCAGACGGAAAACCTCACACGTAATGACCTGAAGTCATGGCGGTGGGCATGGCAGCAGGCCATCAACGTAGAGCAGCCAAGACGCACGAAGCTCTATAATATCTACACGGATGTGGATGTGGACGGACATCTCACGGGGTGCGTCGAACAGCGGACGGGATTCGTAATGAACAAGGGATTCAAGATCACGGACAGGAATGGAAACGATATGGATAACGCCAAGGAACTTTTCGAAGCTCCCTGGTTCAAGGTATGGATGAGACTCAGCCTGGAGAGTATCTATCAGGGCAACTCACTCATCGAACTCGGGCCGGTGATCACGGTGGATGACAAGCCGGTATTCAGCCACATCAAACTGGTGCCGCGCACACATGTCATTCCGGAGTTCGGCGTAATCATCCGCAGCGAGAACGATACATGGCAGTCGGGATTCGACTACCGGACGGGAGCTGTATCATGGAACGTAACGGAGGCCGGAGGCACACACGATCTGGGACTCTATCTCAAATGCGCACTGCAGACCATCCCGAAGAAAAACATGGCCAGTTTTTGGGACATGTTCGGCGAGATCTTCGGCATACCGCTGCGCATCGGAACAACCACCAGCCGCGATCCAAAGGAGTTTGACAAGCTGGAGAAGCTGCTGCGTAACATGGGAGCGGCATCCTACGGACTCTTTCCAGAAGGGACCACGATAGATATCAAGGAATCCACACGCGGTGACGCCTATAATGTGTATGACAGACGGATCGAACGGTGTAACTCGGAACTGAGTAAGGCGATACTGACACAGACCATGACTGTTGACAACGGAGCCTCGCTCTCGCAGTCGAAGGTGCATGAGAACATGCTGGATAACCTGATCAACAAGGATGCCGATATGATACGGGATCTGGTAAACTGGCAGCTGATCCCACGTATGATTTATCACGGATTCCCGGTGAAGGGATGCAGATTCGAATGGGATGACAGCGTGACCTATACTCCAGAACAGCAGGTGGCATACGAAACGATGGTCATGAATCATTATGAGGTGGACCCGAAATACATTATTGAGAAGTACCAGATGCCCGTCAAGGCACGTAAGGAAACGACCCAGCAGTTGGTAAAGCCTTTTTTCGACTAGGCCCCGCTGATTATGCGGGGCTGCATGAGAGGGCAAGGCTTGTATATGAGAGCGCTTCCCTGTCCCTGGCTCAGAAAGAGGAGGAAGAGAATGATACGGTAGAAGTCGACACCTCTTCCGTCGAAGCGGCATTCGTCCTGCTGATGGCATGGTTGCACCGGCAGGAGCAGTTCTCCCCAGAGATGCTGAAAGAGGAGGAGGTGAGGAACTTTATCCGTGAGACCGCCACGTTGCTGGACGGAGCGGTGGATTATTCGATCCGGGAAGTTCCCCTGGATGAGGTGAGCATACAAAGACTCAAGGAGTCTAACTATGTATTCAGCGGGATCAAGACCTTTCATGAGCTCAATGAGGCGTTTCCTTCCCTACTGGATGAAAAAGGGAATAAAAAGCCGTTTGAACGGTTTTTAAATGACGTCCAAAAGATCAACAATACGTATAACGGTTCCTACCTGAAGACGGAGTATAACTTCGCCGGCGCGGCGGCGCTGATGGCGGCGCAATGGAAAGATTTCGAGAAGGATTTCCAGGAGGATGGGGATCGTTACAATCTGCAATACCGGACTGCGGGTGACGAGCGGGTACGTAAGAGTCATCAGCTACTGGAAGGGATTACGCTCCCGATTACCAGCAGGTTCTGGGACTGGTATTTCCCGCCCAACGGTTTCGGCTGCAGATGCGTGGTACAGCAGGTAAAAAAAAGCAAATACCCGCAAAGTGACGAGCAACAGGCCATAAACCTGGGATCGCAGGCGACCGCCGGTAAATATCAGGAGATGATGCGTTTCAATCCGGGCAAGCAGATGACCACTTTTCCTGCATACAATCCCTATACGAGAAAGGGATGTACCGATTGTAACGGAAAAGGATCGGACAATGAGCTCTGCCGGGCATGCAGGATCGTGCGTAAACAAGTGAAAGGAGGAGAAAATGGCTGAAAAAGATACAAAGAAGGTGATCAGAGAACTGCAGCAACGGATCAACCGTTACATCCGTCTTACCCTGAAGGACATCAAGACGGAAGCTAAGGAGGAGTTCGACCGGAACTTCCAGCGGGAGGCTTTCTTTACCGAGAAGTGGAAAAGAAGACGGTACGCTCAGGATGAGACCCGGGGAATATTGCAGCAGTCCGGAACGCTCCGCAAAAGCATACGGGCCGAGATCATGGAAGGCAACAAGGGAGTAGCATTTACTTCATCCGTTCCTTATGCCAGGATACACAACGAAGGTGGAACCATTACCGTTACCCGAAGGATGAAAGGATATTTCTGGATCAAGTACAGGGAAGCTATGGGCAAAATGGGATATACCCTGAAAGGGGAACTGCGCAGGACCAGGAAAAACCGGCAGCTGTCCTCGGATGCGGAATTCTACCGGGCAATGGCCTTAAAGAAGGTCGGCAGCAAAATTGTCATTCCCCGCCGGCAGTTCATAGGCACACACCCGGATCTGGAGAAACTGCTGCAGGAAATAGCCAGGGAAAATATCAAGGAAGTATTTAACGACTAATTATAAATATCATGAGAAGTTTTTTCTTTTTACAGCTCCAGAAACACCTGGAAGGACTGACGGACGATAAGGGAGAGTCCCTTGTCAAAACCTACGACCTGTGGAACGAGCAGGTGGATTTTATTGAGGAGGAAGAGCCTTTTGCCCGCCCTGCGGTATTCCTTGAGTTCATGCCTTACAAATGGCAAATGCTCTCTGCCGCCACGCAGACGGCAACTGTTCCCATCAGGCTGCATATAGTCACCGACTGGAAAGGTTCCTCCAGAAAAGGAAGCAAATATCAGCTCCAGACACTGGAGCGTTTCAGCCTGCTGGAGAAGATCAGCAGACATCTGCATAACTTCCTGGGAAACGACGGCAGCGTATTCTTCGATATGTTCCGGCGTACCGCCAGCGATACGAATCATAACCACTCAGAACTGATAGAGGATATCGAGGAATACACTTTCCGCGTTACGCAGAAACTCTAGAAAAGACTCATCTGCATCTCCTTCTGCTTGGAAATGATACGGTCATCGGCACTGGCATTGATGATGTTGTAAAAGGTGCGCTCGCAGATCCTGAACTCCGGCCATATATAGCGCCTTAGGATCTCCCGGTTCGACAGGCCGTCACGGGAATGCTCGTCATAGATGCGCACGATAGACGATACACGGTGAACGTAGCTCCGTCCCGGAGTATTCATTCTGGATTTCTTCATACCTGAAAACAATTAAAAACAATCTTGAAAAACTTTTTACCTCAATGACAAAAGTAATGATTTCTAGATAAATATCCAATTATAAGGAGGGAATAATAAAAAAAGCCCTCAACGCTTCGCTGTTTTAAATTACCACATAAAAAACGACGAGTACACAGATGCCTGCACGCTGAGGGCCAAAGTCCTTGACGCAAGCAACTGTGTACTCTTTTTTATGTGGTGCACAAAAGTAAGAATAAAAATTAGAAATTTATGTGTAAGAGCGAAATTTTCTTTAAACTGCTCTCCCTGACAGAGGAGGAAACGGAAGTATCCAGAGACAGAATTCTGGGTGATTGTAAGGATATGGAGACTACCGATGCCAGGTATGTTCTTGTTACCCTTCTAACCGAAAAGGGATTGTATCCCGATCAGATCGCAACACTTCTTCACCGCACAGCAAGAGGCGTGCGGCATCTGATATCACGTAACATCACCTCACCTATGATAGGTATTTATTTGACACGCATCAGGAAGCGCATGGGAAGTGATTTCTCGACAGAGCAGTTGTAGATGAGTATGTTTGCAGCACGGTCGAATAGTGACCGGAACTACAAATACAAATACAACTATGAGTGAATCAAGAACATTTGTTTTCCCCGAAGGGGGAAACTCAGGAGGCGGTACCAACGGCGTTCTAGCCATGCTTCCGGCTCTGATGCAGCAACGAGGTGTAGATCCTAACATCCTGGCCCTGATGGGCGGCGGAAACAACCGTAACGGAAACGGATGGGGAGACGACCTGTTTGCTATTCTGCTTCTCTTTATCCTGATGGGATGGGGTGGCATGGGAGGCTTCGGTGGCGCCCGTGGAGGAATGATGGGTAACGGTCAGGGAGGCGTAGTGCCGTTCGTGCAGAACGATGCGAATACCGCTGTGATCATGCAGGCCGTGCAACGCAACGGTTTTGACATCCAGTCTCTTGCAACCGCCCTGAACACCTCTTCCGACGCTGTCATGGCAGCCGTTAACGGACTGGGCATGCAGATCTGTAACATCGGAAACCAGATGGGCATGAATACCAACCAGATCGTTACAGCGATCATGCAGGGTAACAATGCCATCCAGTCACAGATCTGTCAGTGCTGCTGCGAGACAAACAACAACATCACCAAGATGGGCTATGAGAACCAGCTGTCTGTCTGCAATCAGACAAACACCCTGGTGAACACGGCCAACCAGAACACGCTTGCCTTGCGTGATGCCGGCACAACCAACACAAACGCGATCATCAGCAAGCTGGATGCGATGCAAAACCAGGCACTGCTGGACAAGATCGACACCCTGCGCGAGAGAAACAGCACGCTGCTTAACCAGCTTTCACAGGAACATCAGAACGCATACTTCGCACAAGTATCGGCACAAACCATCGCTCCTGTCAACGCTGCGCTGAGCGACCTGAGCTCACGTCTGGCCAAGATCGAATGTAACCAGCCCGAAGTGGCCAAGGTTCCGTATAGTCCGGTGGTAGGCGTACCGACCTGTGTTGCCGCGCAATACGGATTGGGATACGGTATCGGTTTGGGAGCAGGTAACGGATTCTGGGGTTGACCCGGGGAAAGGAGGTAACTATGCCATTTCCCTTTCAATTCGTTAACCGCCGCGGATCGGCGGCAATTGCCACATCCGGCGTGAATGTGACCGCAGAAAATGCGGTGTTCTCCTTCCCCAACCACTCTTTTGTCAACGCCTGGTACAGAGGAACCATATTCATTGACCTCAGACAGGAAATCCCCACAGGGACTACAGGCACACTGCCGGTACTCTTTGAAACGAACGGGGTGACTCAGGCGGTGACCAAATACGGTGGAGAAGCGCTCACGGTAGCTGATATCCCCGGAACGGGAGTCTATGAATTCTGGTTCGACAGGGCGACAAACACCCTGCAGGTAATGACCGGAGTAGTATAAACTACAGGCGGGAGAAATCCCGCCTTATCAAAGAGAAGAAAATATGCCTTTCCAAAATTTAAGAGTAAATAAT